ATTGCCACAATTGCCAAAAACCTACCCTAAACTGCCAACATTGCCAAACGAAAAGCCGCAACAAGCAAAGACACTGGAGCGGCGTAAGTGTCTGAGCTTGTGCGGCTTTTACAGAGAAAAATGGCGGAAGGGGTGGGATTCGAACCCACGGTTGGTTTAACCCAACGCTCGATTTCGAGGGGAGCGTTCGCATCTAATAGTCAGGCACTTACAAAAGCCCTGCCAACGATTGCCAGCATTGTGTAAATTCGGGGTCAAATCCTGTCCCATTTTTGACCCCTAACCCCGTCTTCTATGACAGGAGGTTTTGACACCCCGTTCGCCCATGCGTGGCGACGATCACCAGAAAATTCCGCCGAGGTCTGGCGGTTTCCTGCACACACGGCCACGAAGCCGATCCCAAAGCCCTCGCCGCCATGCTCAAGATGCGGGAGAAGTGGAAGCCCGACACGGTGCTGCATCTCGGAGACTTCACCGACATGGCCGCACTGCGCTCCTCGGCCAAGCCTGACGATCCCGACCGCGCCGAGAGCATGGCCGATGACCTTCTCGCCGGGTTGTCTTTTCTGCGCGAGTTGGAGCCGACTCACATTCTGCTCGGGAACCACGAACATCGGCTGGTGAGCCTAGCTCACAGCGGCAATGCCGTGGTCAGTTACGCCGCTGGAAACGTCCTGGCGCGCATCTCCGACGCGGCCAAGAAAATGAAGGCCAAGCTCATCCCCTACGACGGCCTGCGCCCTTCGGCCTGCGTGCAGCTTGGCAACGCCCTCTTCCTTCACGGCGTGATGTATAACGTCAGCGCGGCCCGAGACCACGCCGAGGCTCTTGGGATGTCCTGCGTGTTCGGCCACACCCATCGCGTTGCCCAGGAACAGGGGCGCACTCAGCGCCCGGTGGTCGGCTACAACATCGGCTGCGGCATCCGGCTCGATGTCGGGTATGCCCAGACTCGCCGCCAGACCCTCGGTTGGGCCCACGGCCTGTGCTGGTTTGAGTATTCCGATGATTTGACCGTCGTGCGGCTGGAGACGCTTTCCCCTCACTACCGCCTCCCCCTATGAGCAAGCGCGCCAACCCCGACCCCGATCTGGCCCGCTGGTGCGCCGTCCTCTCGACCACGCAAGCGCCCGACGTGGTTCCGCCCGGCTGGCTCACCGTCAAGCAGCTTGCCGGTAAGTTGGGTCGCGCCGAGACAACGGTGGGCCGGATGCTGCGCGACCGCGTTGCGGCGGGAGATGTCGAAGCCAAATCCTTTTCTGTCTTAACCGGGCAAAAGCGGTATCCCGTGCCGCACTACAAGCTGAAATGAAAAAGCGCGCCACAGGGGCGCGCAAGCGCCGCAAGCGGGTTCCTCGGATGCGCTTCAAGCTCGACGGGGAATGGTGGAGCGTCCGCATCGAGCGCCCGCCGAGCAAAGAACTTTGCGAAGGAATGTGTCACTTCCGCCGCCGCACAATTTATTTTCACCCGCGCGCGCTCAAAACAAACATGCTCGGCATCATCGCGCATGAGATGGCCCATTGCGTTTTCCCCATCGTGGACGAGACGCACATCCGCGACTTTGAGCGAGTGACGAGCGTGGTGGCGCGATGGGCCAGCAAGTTCACGGGCGGGCAAATCTCCATCGGGCAGCACAGGCGGGACAAATGACCTTCTGGCCGCTACTCATCTGCACCGGGCTTTACGTCCTCACGGCGGCGGGCTTTCTCCGCGACGGCAACGGCCCGATGGCCGTGGCCTTTGGCGGCTATGCATTGGCGAACGTGGGTTTCCTTTGGCTGACTTGGCGATGAATCGCTAAATGTTCGACACGTCCCGGCAACGTGTCGATGGCATCGACATATTAGGCAAGCAGCATGGCTAAACGTCTAAACAAACGCCACAGGCAGAGCCGTCCCGCAGGACGATTCGGCGCGTGCCGCTCGACGAATCCAACGCCGCCGTAAGGGCCATAAACAAGGCCGCTGTCGGTTGATCGGTGCATTGCGTTCCTCCTTTCATGTTAGTTGCTTCCCCAAATACGCCTTGAAGCGCGCAAGCTCGACGGGGTTGAGGTCATCTTTCCTGCCGGGGCTGACGGTGCGGTGATCGGTAACGTCGGCCAGCGTCAGGCCGTAGCGCCGCATGATCGGCAGCAGGTATTCGGCCATGCTCGCCATCTCGTCTTCTCCGAGTGGCCGTTTGTAGGTGTCCCCCTCGAAGGCCGCGCCGATTGACCACGAGTTAAGGTCACGCTTGCCACGCCACTCGCTTTTGCCAGCGTGCCATGTGCGCTCATCGAGATCGGCCAGGGTGCTGCGCCTGCCGTCCTTCGCCACGATGGCGTGATAGCTCACGCGGCTGGCAGGGTTCATGCACCATGCCACGCTGCCCGCGTAAGAGCCCGACGTGTGGTGCAGGACAATGGCTTGTGGCCGGATGCGCCTGCCACGCGAGACGTTCGGCGTGTTAAGCAGTTTCTCCGGGTAGCTCTTAGGGCTTTTCGCCTTTGTGGCGGGGGCGCTTTTTGACGGCGCGCTCGGCTTCTTTGGCTCGCTTGGCAAGGATGGCTTGGATGGCGTGGGCAAGCTCGGCGAGATCGACGGTGGGCCATTTCGCAAGGCCGCGAATAAGCGATTCAACCATTGCAGCGGGTTCACTTCTTAAAGCCGTCGAGCGGCTTCTCGATGTTGATAAACAACTGCTTCGCGTCGAAGTTATAGCCCGCGCCCAACTTCACGCCCGCGCAGCCGCAGAGGGCCAGCGCGGCCAGCGCCATGAGTGCCAAGCGCATTACTTCTTGGCGTCTTGTGCGAAGACCAAACCGAAGCCCGAAGTGAGCGCGGCCAGCGTCAAAGCCCAATCGGGATTGGTCGCGGCAGAGGCATCGAACAGGGCGACAACGGCGTTGCTAATCGCGCCGAGGATGGTCGCCACACCGAGGAGCGTGGTCTTGTAATTCATACCCCGCGCAGGGGTGTCAAAGCCTACCCGGCGAGCACAGCCAACGCCTCTTGGCTCGCGGCCTCAAACGAATAAGGGGCCACGGGCCACGCACTTTGCCGCTCATCCGGCGCGGTCACGCCCGCCACAATCATGCCATCAAGCCACGACTGAACAGCGGCGAGCTTGGGCGATGTCTTTTGCGCGGCGTCGAGCTTGAGCTTGAGATACAGCATGGTCGTGCTGCGGTTGCCTGCGAAGCCTTGCGCGTCTACCCATTCGGCGGCGGTGTAAGTGGGCACAGGCGGCACACTCCAAGCCCCATTCTGCCACACGGCATCCGCTGACGGCGCTTCGGGCTGCGCGGCCCAATCAAAACGCTTCGGATTGTCGGCAAGCTCCCACGCGGCCATCTGCTCGCCAAGGTCGCGGACATCGTTTGGGTCGGAAATGCGGTAGTATTTAGGCATAAACTCGCGGATGGTCGGCGACTGTCGCGCCATTGTTGTTCGTTATGGTCAAGCCGCCGCGCACATCTTGGAGATTGCGGATTAAGGGGGCATAGAATACGAGCGCGTTTGGACGCACTTTGTCGCAGGTCATGCCTTTGGCGAGGGAGGCCACTTCATCGGCGGTGAGGGCTGCGTTCCAGACTCCAAATTCTGCAATGCGTCCAGAAAAATAAAATCCCAGTGTTGTATTAAATCGAGATCCGACAAGGGTTGAATCAAATGGCCCCGTCGTTCCGATGGTCACAGTATTTTCGGAACCAGCAACGCCATTTAGATACGGTGTGCGCGATGACTCGCTTGCAAAGACCCCGCATCCATGTTGCCATTGGTCTTGAACCACAGACCCTGCCGCATCTATGGTGGCCCCAGCAGTTCCTCCAGAATTGTCAGTATGAGCCAGACGAAGGGTATTTGGTATTGATACGAATAGCTGACACCTTCCAACCCCGCCATTTATTCCAATCGACCCCAACGCCTGAGCAACTCCGATTGTTGTTGGATAAAACCAAGCTGCAATCGTAAGCGGCTCTTGCGCCGTGCTTGTTGAAGCACTTAAATACTGACTGCTCGCTGCTGTAAAATTGTAAGCCATACTACGCCGCGCTCCTTACTTCCACAGCGACAAGCTCAATGTCCCCACTGGCCGAGTCTGCGGCGTCACCTCCGAGTCGTTGCACCCGCAAACGAAACAAGTCGCCAGCCGTGATTCCGTCGATCGCCGTGCAGGTGATGCTGCCCACGGCGACAATGCCAGAGGTGCCAGAGGTGGCAACAGTGGCAGCGGTGGCCGTGTCGAAAGAATCCGAGTCGAGGTCGGTGTTGCAACGCTCAAAGGCGACACTCCAGCGCACGTTGCCGCTGGTGGCCGTGGTCGCCATGAAGTCAAGATTGACGATTAGGCCACTGCCGAGTGACGCAGCTTCGGGCATGATGCCGACGAAGACAGCGGATTCGGTCGAGGCGTCATCGAAGTCGAGGACGGCGATGCTGTTGCGGGTGTCGAGCGTGGCGAAACTGGTCGATGGCGGTTGGTTGTGTTCGGCGGTGAAGACGGCGTAGGTTTTTGTGCCGCCAGATCCGCCGCCCGCCGCCGCCGCCCATTTCACTCCCAAAGTCTCAGCCGAATCGACTGTCAGCACATGGCCGTTCGTGCCGCCAACAGGGAGCCGCGCAACGGCGTCTGCTGCCGAGGCCACGATGAGGTCGCCTTTGGCGTCTACGATGGTCGGGGCGAGGACGTTGGTGCTGCCCGTGCCAACAGGGAGCCGCGCCACATCCAATGTTCCCGAAGTGATGGCCGAGGCTGCATGCGTGTGCGAAGCCGCCGCAAAGTCGGTTGTCGCCGCTGCTGCTGCCGTGCCGAGGGTAGGCTTGTTGAGGATCTGCGCGTCACCGCTCGATGCGTTCCAATCGGCGTTGACGTTTGCTTCTGCGCCCGAAGCAATTCCGTCCAGCTTGGTCTTGTCCGCCGTGGACATGAAGCCAGCGACAGACTGTGTGGCGTCCGAGTGCGTGTGCGAGCTTGCCGCCGCGCCGACATCGGAGGGTGTGCCGTAGGCGAGCTTGTTGCTGGTGTTGTTCCAGTAAACAATCCGATCCGCTCCCGCATCGTCGGCAGAAATTGCGCCCGAAGAGACGGAAAGAACATCTGCGGCGGTTGTTTCGATTGAGACGGTATCGCCGCCTCCTCCTCCAGTTGCCGCTTCCCATGCTGCCCCGCCAGCGCCGTCAGCGGTCAGGACGTAGCCATCTGCTGCAGCTCCGCTACCGAATTGGTCGGCGTTGTCGGTTGTGAGAGCAAGGGTTCCGTCTGCATCGGGCAACTGATAGCTCCTGTTGTCCGAAAGATTTTCTTGCGCGACAAATGTCGCAGTGACTTCGTTTGTTCTGTCGTATACAGAAATGTCTCCAGAAACTGAAAGGCCAACGTCTCCTGTGGCGGGAAGTGTTAATTGATTGAAACTTTGAACACGATTTGCAAAAGCAAGATTATCGATGTTTGGCTGAAGCTGGATTGACCATCCGCTTGCCCCGCTGCCGCCTTCTAAAAAGTCCAGACTCGCAAAGTTGTTATTCTGCCCGCGATTTATGATGAAACCAGTGTTGCTATTTATGCTTGTAAATTGTCCGTAGTTATCGCCAACGGCTATCACCTCTCCATCCCCTACCGTAAAACCACTGAATGCAACGGAGTCGGTGGTGTTGAGCGATTGATTAAACGGAGAAAGCGTGTCCGTTCCTGCGTTGACGCCTCCGCTTAATGTAATTGTCTGCCCGTTGCTTGGAATTTGGGTTTCATCGCCAGCTACTAATGACGCCGTGTTTGAGGTATTGGCTGCATTCCATGCGGCAAGCACGGTTTCGATGGTATCTGTGCCGTTGAACGAAAGTGAAATGCTGTTGCCAGCAGCCCCAACATTGTCGGCAACGATGATGACTTTGGTCGCCATACCAGACGCTTTGCCTGCGTATCGCGCTTCGCGGTCTACTTGGTGACTTGCGGCGTGGGCCAACGTGCTGCTTGGCGTCCTCGCGTCCGAAAGCCGAGCATCATTCCCCTCGCAAAACGTCCCTGCCGATGTGCCGAAAGAACCCGCCTCGACTACGCCGTTGGTGCCTGTTTTGAGCGGGAGGCCAGAGGTGGTGCCGACTTTGCCGTCGTTGGATAGGTTGCCGTGCCTGTGGTTGCCCGCTGCCACATCGTTTGCGCCGGTGCCGACATTTTTCCCGGCAGCATCGCCGCGCAGTGTTGGGTTGATGCGCTGGCCGACAACCTCCTCAAATTCTTGGCCGTTAAGGCGCGTGCTGACGGTCGGCGCGGGCGCGGTTCCCGATCCGGGCAAGACGCTCCATGATGTGACTTGATAGGGAAAAGAAACGTCCTGCGTGCTGGTGTATCTATCGTCCCCGTTAACGCTTATCATCCACGCCGATCCGTCCCAATAAATCAGCGAGTCTTTGTCCTTGTGATAGGCTCCACGGTCTCCGAAATCTCCACTGTAAAGGTATGGCCCGTTGGCGCTGGCATCGCCCGCGCCCGAAATGAACACGCCGTTGACTTGAATGTCGGAAAAGTTGTGGGTGTGAAAGTCTTCGGCCGCGTCGATCGAGGCGGCGGTGATGGTGACCGCGCCTGTTTGTCCATTCACCGAGGACACGCCGCTTGCCGGGGGCGCGCCCCACTCAGGTATTCCGCCGGACGAAACTTTTAGAATCTGACCCGCCGTGCCGATCGGAAGGCGCTGGCCCGTAGAGGCGCCGCGATAAAGCAAATCGCCCTGCGTGGTCAAAACTTCGATGCCCGTTCCCGGAATACCCTGCGGGCCTTGCGGGCCTGTCGGCCCAACACTTCCGGCTGGCCCCGCTGGCCCAATCGTCGGCACGACAACATTCACCGTCTGCGGCGAAGGAATACCAACTTCAGCGGCGTTGGTGTTGAGCGAGACTTCGACTTTGTGGTAAGCGGCCATTTTAGAGCGGCGCGGTGCGCGTGGTTACGTCGGAGAGGACTTTCCACAAGCCGCCGAAGAGCGTGTAGATTTTGTTGTCCGAGGTTTTTACCTGGACATCGTAATACCGAGTCGCGGCTGTGGCGTTGTCGGTGGTGGCAAGATCGAAGTGCGAAAGCCCGCCCGTGGCATTGTCGTGGCTCGTCACTTCTTTACGAATGACGGCGGCGCTGTCGGCATCGGTCAGCGCGTTCTTGACCGTCAGAAACAGCGTGGCCCCGGTAAGATTGTAGGCTGCTCCGCTCGCGTCTTTCACCGTGACATCGAGCCGCCCGGAGTCGCCGCGCGTCCAACACAGATCGGCCTGTGAGGTGGTGCAACTCATCGGGGCGTCCCTCCACGGCGATAGAAGTCTTGCTCCAGCATTTCCACACGGGGCGCAAGCGCATCGAGCCGCTCGTCATGCTGCGAGACATTGGCCTGAAGCGTAGCGGCCCACCAGGACATCGCAGCGGTTTGCGCGATCAGCACCAAGGCGAAGGATGCCAAGGCGAGGTTGACGGATTTGCGTTCTTGGTCGCTCATTGCACGTTCACAGAAATAATTATTCCGTTTGAAACAGTGACAGTATAAATGTCTGTTGTATCGTAAGTTATAAATGTTCCGCTAAATGGCTGGTTGGTATTCGCGCTTCCAGCCAGCGCCCGCATTATGGTGACATTGCTGGTGTTGGTGAGGGCTGGGAGGCCCAAGCCAATAGCCGAGCGGAAATTGGTGACGTTGGCGTTTGTGAGGAAATTTGCGCCCAGGCCGAGGTTGGTGCGGGTGGCCGGGGCATTGCCAAACGTAACTACGCCGTTTGCGTCCCACTCAAACACGTTGGCATCGTTCATGCGTAGTCTTTGCTCTTCAAAAGAAAAAAACGAGCCGTATTGAGTTGCGTAAAATCCAGTCTCGTCAATATGAGATGCACCACTATTGAATCTTAGCAATGAGCCCGATGGGAGATTTACGTTGTTTGTGAATGTGAGATTGTTGGTGCCCGTGCTTGCAACCACCTGATTGTTGCTCGCGTTAAACATCAGCGCCTTCATCGTCTGGCCGTAGCTGGTGGCCGCGCAGAGGGTGACGAATAGGATGGTGAGAAGAGTTTTCATGTTATTGTTTGGTTGCAGTTAGGATGCCGTCGTTGTCCACGGTGATTGACCAGAGCGAACTGTCGGAACTTTGCAGGGTTATTGATCCGTTGAATGGGACAACAACCGGAGACGAAACGGATGACGCCAGAAGGTCTGCGGAGAATGAAGCGCCAGTTCTGTAGGTCTTGCGAACTCCGCCTTGCGCGACTTCAACTTCCATGAACAGGCTGTTATCGCCGCGCTCGACCGCGTCCCTCACGCCGAAGGTGTTGAAAGATACGTTGGCTTCTATGGCCGGGAGGCTTTTCAGGTCGGAGATGATTGTGACAGGGGCGAAGTCGATATTTGCCGACCCTCCCCCAAAGATGAGGCGGTATTCTCTGCCAGGCGTTGCCGTGCAGACAATTTGCTGCGTGCCTCCTATGGTGAATCCTGCCGCGACAAAAGCAGAAGAAACGGCGCTGGCCGAGGCGTTGTAAGCAATCGGGCCAACCAAGGTTGATGCGAGTTGCGCGGTGCCGCCACTGCTGGCCGACACCGTAAGCGGGGCGCCGCCCGCCGTGCTGGCGATGCGGAAAGTGTCTTTTGTGCGCGAAGTGACAATGTATTGCGCGCCGTTGGAAAATCCGCTGGAAATAGTGAACGCTGAAAGCGTGACGGATTGACCGTCGTAGAGGCCGTGATTAACCGAGGTGAAAACGCTAGATGAAACGGAAGACACGGTGACGCTGCGCGCCGGCATGGTGATGGCAAAGCTGCCTTCGTCGGGTATGGTCGGGATCGAAATTAACTGCACTTCGTTGCTGCCGCTGCCGCCAGCGGCAATAGTGCTGACGGTCGGGGTGATCGAGGTGCTGACGCTTGACCAGCTCGTTTGCAAAACGGCCGGCTTTCGAGGGAAGACAATGTCGAAAACAAGAGGGCGCGTGCTAGAGGCGGATTGCCGCTCCAAGAAACGAACATCCGCGTCAGGCGAAAGGGTGATGTCACTAGCCGAAAGATTGGAAACGCTTCCCGTATTGTTGGAACCGACCGTGACTGTATAGCGCGGCATGGCCCCCGTGACGGCGCAGGGGCCGGCGGCAAACAAGCCTGTATTGGATCGCAGGGCGTCAAGGGCCGTTTTAACCTGGGCCGCAGTGGCCGAAAAAGACACGACGGCAGAAGTGCCGACCGCGTCGCTGATTTTGTAGCCGCCTGCCGCTGGAGATCCGATGGAGCCGATGCCCATTCTGACCGAGGCTCCGCTGTAGTCGATGGGCTGCCCGTTATTGACAAAACGCAGGCGGATTTTTTCAACGTCTTCCCTAAAAAAAGCGGTTGCCCCGCCCGAAATAGTCTGTCCACCGACTTCAATTGAAAACACCCGTGGCTGCATCTCCACTGTGTCGGTGTCAATTCATGGGCTATGAGGACTCTTGCTCTGCCATGCGGGTTGCAAAAAACATATAGATGGCCGGCTTCCCATTTTCGCAGATCATAAATGGGGTGCGCCCGCGCAGGGTCCATCCTTCGCTTTTGTCCACCGTGATGTCGTAGGGCCGGTCGAATCCTTCGTTTGTTTTGGGCAAGCAAGTTTGAAAGTTTTCGTCCAAGGCGCTGGCCGGAATGGCGTTTGGCGGTTGGTCGGCGCGGCGGCTGTCGCGCTTTGCCATTTCGCCAAAGTGGTGGGGAAGTCGGGAGTCCATAGTTTTAGGCGCCCTGGCGTTGCCAAGCCCCGGCAAGTTGGACGGTGTATCGCAAAACGCCCCCGGCAACTATTTCATAAGACGCGGTGTGAGTTTTGATAAACAGGGTGTCCCCTTTGGGAGGAATGTCGGAAACTGGCATATCTGCGGATTCAAACACATAGTTGTTGATGTTGATGTAGTTGAAAAACTCTTTGCCTGTGTCTGGGTCTAAAACTATTTCAACCTCAAAAGTTCCGAGAATTTTGCGAATAAGCTCATCGTAAGGCGGAGCGTCGGTAAAATAAACCGTTACAGTGTGTTCTCGGACAAAGTAGTCAAACGAGATTTGCCGCGTAATGCCTCCGGCAACCACTTGGCCCACATCCGTAGTGCTTCGGAAAACATCGTTGTAGCTGTCGGAAAAAGATTTGCGGACAACTTGGGATTGAACCGATACGTCGAAATTGTTTTGCCACGTCAGGTCTTCAAATCTCTTGGCGGCAACAGCGTCGAAGGAAAAACGGAATAATTCCTGTCGCGGAATGTCTTTTTGCTCTTGCGAGCCATTTTCGTTTGTAACTGTAATGGTGTGCTCTTGGTTTGTCGCAACATGCTCCACTTGTGGCGGGCTAGAAATAAACATTCCAAGAATCACATCATCTTGACCAAACATGGCTGCATTGCCGCGCCGTATTTGTTCGACAACATCGGCGGGAACCGAGCCGCCCGTCCGCAACCGAAGGCTTTCCAAGTCGTTCGGCTCGCCTCGGTAAAATCCTTCAACGGATATGGCATACAATCCGGCATCGTAAGTGGCGCGGCTTTGTGTAACGAGCAGGGTGTTTGGCGGGAATTTTGCTTCGTTAAAGAAGATGCGCCCGGGCAATATGTTGGTTTCTTCTGACATGGTTTATGCGGCAGAAAGTGCTCGGATTGGCAATCTGTCGTGGATGCCGTCGGCGCGGATAAGAACCTCTTTAATCTGGGCAATGTCACTTGCCATGCCGCTCATCGGGTCGGCTTGCGGTTTCGCGTCTTTCCCGCCGGTTCCGCCGCCCTGGGTAGATTCGCGCACACGTTCGGCTTGGGTTTTAGATTGGTCGCGCACGAAGCGGTCAAAGTCTTCCCGCCTGCCAAACGGGTTTTGCCGGCGGAATTGTTGCTCAAGATCGCCCATGTTTTTAAGCGGGCTGTCTTCGCCAAAGAGTAAATCGGTCGCGGAGCGGCGGGACATTATATCCTGCGCGCGCCTTTCGGCGTTGCGCTCGGCGCGGAGTTCGGTGGTGGCGGCGGAGCCAAACTGTCCCTTGTCCATGAGTTCTGGCACGCGCGAGGTGCGGCGGCTCATCTCGGCCTCGATACGGAAAAGGTCGGCGCGTGCCCGCGCATCGGTTTCGGCGGCTTTGCGAAGGGCGTCAAGGGCGGATGTGGTCTGGCTCTTCGCAGAGGTTCCACCGCCCTCTTTTTCTGACGATGCAAGGGCCGCAGGATCAATTTTGATTGGTATTTTTGCCCCGCCGCCGCGCGTAGTGTCGGGAAATGGCGAGTCGGCATCGCCCCCGGTAAGGCGATCCATGAGGCTTCCGCCCCTCAGTGGCGAGTTGTTTAGCGCATTGGAAAAATCTCCAGCCGATATGCCCGCCGCTCGGATATTGCTGGCGAGTTCTGCGGAAAGCTCTTTTTGTTTGGCAAGTTCGTTAGTGAGATCAAAAAGGGGCGATCTTGCGTTTTGTTCGTAGGATTCGGCAAATCGCTTTGGCATTTCGGCCATGATCCCGCCCCATTCTTTTTTCAAATTATCAGCCTCATAATACATGATGTTGCTGATGTCTTGGACGGCCTGCTCCGCTTCTTTTTGCGTTGCGCGTATTGCTTCTGCCGCCGCGCCCATAAATGGAATTTGCTCCAGAACGTCGGCTAAATGCTTGGAAATGTTGGATGCAATTTTTGCTCCGAGCATTTCAAAAGAGCCATTGATGAAAGCCATCGTTGTTGAGTCAGAGCCAAATAGTGATTGCAGGGCGGCGCCTACCGATTCAACAGCAGCCATGGCCGCCGCAACCACTTCATTGACGGCATTGAGTCCAGCGATCTTGGCCGTGGTGAATAGCAATTCAAAGCCCTTGCCGACTTCCCCAACCGCAATCCCCGCGATGGCCGTTTTTACTGCCGTGATGGCCTCGCTGACTTTTAGCGTTTCGGCAACCCACTTGGCCGTTTGCACGGCATATTCTCCAAGCGCTTTGCCAAGCCCCGTTGCATCAATAGCAGCAACGCGCTCGGCCACGCTTGCAAGCGCCGGGGCGAGCTTTTCCAAAATGCCTGCGGCAAGCTCTGTTCCCTTGTTGCCAATAGCAGCAAGGCTGTCGCCAAGTTTGTCGAAGGCTTCGGCAGACTTGTCCATAACGGACGGCAGAGAGCCAAGTTGCTGGCGCGCTATGTCCAACTCGGAGCCCATAGCCCGAAGCAGCGGCATAAGCTCGCCGCCGCTTCGCCCGAAAATTTCCATAGCAACCTTGGTTCTAATTGCCGGGTCTTCGACAGAAGACACAGCAGAGGCAAGGGCTTGCAGTTGCTGGGTGGGTGTTTTGCCCTGCAAAGAATCAAATGAGAGGCCAAGCGCAGCCAAGGTCTTTTGCTGCTCGCTGCCAGCCTTGGTGCTTTCCACCATGTAGCGAGACATTCTATCGAGCATTGACCCTACTTGATCTGCCCCCAATCCCGCGTTTTCAAAGGCGCGTTGGAGAATAGCAAGATTGCCCGCAGACTCGCCCGTGCGCGCCGACAGGTCGTTTAGCTTTCCGCCAAGATCGAGTGCCTTGTTGAAGGCGTCGGCTGACGCTCGCACGGCCAAAAACGCGCCGCCGATGGCAACCACGGCGCGCGCAACCCCGGCAAAGGCATTTTTCACGCCAGCGGAAACGGTGTCCGCGCTTTGCTGCATCCGCTTCGCGCCAGACTCAAAGCCCGCCGTGTTTAGGCTGCTAAAGAATTTTAATGCGCCGTCCATTTTCTGCCTTGCTCAGTGTGTCAAGAGACGCTTGCCATGCCGGGATACCTGTCCATGACGCGCTTTATGGTTCCCTTAGCTTGTAGTTTGACCGCTTGGCTGAAGAAGTTGGCCCTTGCATTTAGCGCCTTGCGAAACACCACGCCGACGCGGTTCCATTGGTTCAAGTGCGTCAGGGCGTTTACAAACCCGATCTCATAGCTTTTGCCCCTGCCCTTTTGGTAGGCTTGCACCATTTCCTCCATGCCGCCTTTTTTGTGGTGCTTGGCGTTGCGGACATAGGCTGGCGCTTTTACGTCAATGCCAAGCTGGCTGCCGATCTTCGTCCACATGGAGGCGGCGAGGCCGCGCGCTCCCATGCGGGCCTTTAGGCTTTTGGCGCGACGATCTTGGATCTGACGCCATACCCACGCTGGGTAAGCCTTGGGCTCGTTGCTTTTGGAAAAATAATAGACCATCTTGCCGTTCTTGGCTTTAGATCGGCGCTCTGCTGCTCTTTGGCGCAAGCGCAAAACATCGGCGGCGCTGTATTGTTTGCCGCTGCGAGACTCTGGCCCGGCATAGTCAAAGGCATATCGGGAGCCCGGCTGTTTATCATGGTTGCTTTGGATGCTTTTAGTCGTGGCCTTGCGCGTCCCACGAACGGAAGCGTTTAGAATAGCGCCGACTTCGTGGCGCATGACTTGTTGGAAATCCTTGCCGCTGATTGAGGCAAGCTCACGCATGGCCGCATGAAATCGGCTCACGGCGCGATAGTCGGCCTGCACTACGGAATCCATGTCAGAGGCTTGGTGTCAGCGCGTCGGCCAACAACGCCTCTATGTCTTTAGCCCCCTCCTCGCCGCTATCTATCCAGCGCGGCGAGCGACCGCTCGCTAGTTCGTCGTAGATGATAAGCTGGTTTAGAGCGGCCATCGGCAAATGCCAAATGGCGTCCTCCAGACTGATTCCGTATTTGGCGACCCGTGCGGCAAGGCAAAGCTGCCACGCCGGGCGGGCCGCTAAACTTTTGGGGCGTTGTCGGAGGTTGCTGGGCTTGGCGCTGCCTGCGTGATGGTAGCCGCGACTTGCTCCATTTGCGCCGTGATCCAAGGCACAAAAGAAAACAGATCCTCAACAGGGCGCGAATCCATCCACTCGTAAATGTCGCCGCGCAGATCGTCAATAGTCGCAATGCGCTTGCGAATGTCCGAGATCGGAAGTGAGTGCAAATAGACAAACGAATAAACCGCAAAAGCGTAGTCACCGTCTTGTTCGCCAGTGATAAAATTGTTTTTTAGCCGCGAAAGAAGGCTCCACGTTGCCGAAGTAACGGGCCGCAAATCGAGACCGTTAATGCTTTGGTTTGCGCCTAATGCCGCCTGCTCAAGCAGGCCCGTCCGCTTTTCCGGGTCAATATCTTGCATATCGACCGCCCAGAGGTGTCAAATGGCCGACAGTTAGAGATTTTAAGAGGAGAAGGGGCGGAGTTGGCTGCCAGTGGTTTTATCGTATATGGGTCCCCCGCCGTCGCCGGGGTTGTATGGCCAAAATTCTATCGGCTCCATAATCACGCTGCTGATTTGTTCGTCGATGTTTGCGTCTGGCTGGCAATACATTTGCGCGCTGTAAGTCTTGCCCAAAAAGCCCAGCTTGAGCTGCGCCGTGGCGGTCGGCTCCGCCCCAGGCGCGCGCAGGGTGCTGTGGCCGCCGATGGACAGCTCGAAGCAGGCGTGGACAATGCTTCCGGCAATTCGACCTCCGTTGAATTCAGAAGAAGAGGCCGTAAAACAAAACGGTGGCGGGAATCCTTGTTGCTGGGTGCTGACAGAAAAAGCGGCAACCAACGGAGCCTGAAACGACCCGGACCGTGCTGGAGGGGTGGTGATAACAAAATTGCGCGTTATCTCTTTTGTCCATTGCAACTGCACTGCCGCCGTTTCGTAGTCGCCAAAGCCTCCACGGCAAGCCAAGTCCATTTCATCCTCGGCGAAAAGATAGGGGGCAGAAAAAGCGTCGCTAGGGGGGCTGTCCTCCGTGGTGAGGGTAATGGCCTCCTGTGGCGTCTCTTGGTAGCTTCCGGGGTCCTCGGTGGTCAGGGTTCGGAAGTAATAATACTCAAAAGAAAGTTTCCAATGTCGCACACGCCACCACATTTGCACGGCGTGGCTGATGGGCATCTCAAACGGGTAATAGGTGCCGCTTCCGGTATCAAAGATCAACCTCTCGCCGGTCGGCTCTCCGTCTTCGGTAAGGCCGCCAAGAGTGCTTTCTGGCGGGAAGCGCGGCACGCAGCCCCAAGGAAAAAGCCGCAAGCTGCGAACCGAGGCCACGGCTAAAGCACCATCTGCGCCACTTGGCGCTTGGTCTCGGGGGAAAGTTTTTCGTCGGCCAGCATAATGCCGCCTCCGGGCAAGTTGACCATAACAAGCCGGCGACATTTGTTGTGGCCCAAGTCGAGGAGGTTTTCGCGGTTAAACAATGACGCGCGCGCCCCGGGCAAGTCTGGCAACTTTGAGCGAAGGCTTTCGCAGGCTTCTTGGCCCTCAATAATGGCCTGCACAATTTTTGCTGTTGGCACGCCGTTGGCGCCGTCCAGCTCAAACCAATAATGCCACGTTTCTCGGCCTTTTTGCACGACGCGCGAGATGGGATCTTGCTGGCGAATGCGAACGCCCACGGTGGCGAGCGTCGCGGCGACTTTGGTATCAGTGGTAGCGTAGTGTCCGACCGGGCCTTGCATATAATATCTGATCTCTATGTGGGGTCATTGCCCCTGCTGCTTAGAAGTTGTGATTTGTCGCCGAGACGGTGACTTGATGAAAATCGTTGGGGGCTTTGTTGACGGCAACGGAGTCGATGTAGAACGTGCCGCCGCTAATCCCGCCCATAGTGCTGATTGAATTTGCCAAGCTGATGGAAGCTCCGACAGTTGGGATGGTGGACTTCAAAAAGCCGCTCATGCTGGCCACACTTTTGAGGCCGTGGTAAGCCACCGCGATATGGTCGCCATCGTGGTCAACCACTACGGTCTTGTCCGAATCTGTGGTTTGAGAAAAAGAAGTGAAAACGGCGACTGTTTCCGCCGAGCCGCCGAAGGTGATGCTGGTGAGTCCTACGATTGTCGCTGCCATGCACTAGGGGCGGTGTCAACCTAGCGCGCTCGATAAATCCCCGTGCGCTGACCTGATTTCTGCTCGTAGCCCTCAAATACAGCGCCCTCGATGGACGCGGCCACGGCTTTGTCGGCCAAGCAATCCGGCCAATTCGGCAGACGGATCACGCCGTCAACGGGCTCAAGGCGCGGGCGTTGGGTATGCTTCGTTGACCCAGCATCGGAGGTTGATGCTGCGGCGGAAGGATCTCGTTTCGTTTTCATAAGAGACAGGGTCAAACTCGATGCCCCAGACTTTGACGAGGTCGGTGGCGTTGAGGTTGGTCAGAAAATTCGGGCCGTCCACGTTGGCCCAGAGGTCGTGCCACAGCTCTTTGAAGCCGGCCGCGCCTTCGTCATCGTCGGCGGGGTCGGGCAGGCGGCGTTCGTTGCGCTCTTCGTCGGGCGTTTCGTCGGCGGCTGTGGTCAACGTGATGCTGACGCGGGTGTTCCACGTTTGCATCCCAAGGACAACCTCATCGAGCTTCTCGGCCCGGATGGCGATCATCGGCAGGCTGTCCTCGTCGGACTCGTCGGCGGAGGTGATGCGGCACCCGGCGAGGTTGGCGTCGGCGCTGAGAACCGTATCCACGGCGCGCTCTAGGGATTCTTCAAGGCTGTAAGCGGGGGCGCTCATTTGCTGTCGGGGCTTTGCAGGGTGAGGTCAATCGTTGCTAAATCGGTGTCTATTCCGGTAATGCGGTAGCGGCGGTCTTGGAATTTCACGATGCCGCCGAGGCGGTAGGCCGGGGCGCCGGCTTTGAGCACGGTGGCGGTGAGTCCCCTCGCCGCTTCAAAGCCGCCTTCGCCCAAGGCGTTGCCATAGGTTTCCTCGCCTACCACGGCCAGATAGCACCTCTCGCGGTATTCGATTTGGTCACGGATGGTGCCGACTGCTTCGGTGGAGGCGGCGGTGTAGGCCTGGGCAAACTGGCTCATGCGCTGGGAGCGGTGTCAGCGGGCCAGCGGCGGCGGTAGACTTCGTTGCCGTAGGCATAGCCCGGCTCGCTATTCTCGATGGCGTAGGTGGCGTCCATCGGCACGGCGGGATTCCATGCGGGATGCTCGTGACGGAAGGTAATGTCGGACGGGACGAGGATGCCGTGTTTTTGCACAAGGCGGGTGTAGTCGTTGTCGCAGAAAACGCCGTGGTATTCGGGGCAGACGATGCCGCCATCGAATCCGAACAGATCCAGCGTGGGCCGCGTGACGCAGAAGGTGATGAGCAAATCGTCGGTGCGGTAGCCGTCGCGTATTTGCAGGGCGGCGGGCTGCTCGAGCTTGTCGGCCAGCGCCTCCTCAATCTGCTTGTCCCAATGGAGCGGACAATGCAGATCGTCCTGCACGGTCAGGATAATGTGCCCGGTGCTGGCGCGGACGCCTGCATTGTAGTTTTCAACCAGCGTGCCGCCCACTTGGTCGAGCTTTCCGGCGGGTGAAAGGGCGTGGCGGAAGCGGTGAAGAAGCCCGCCCGTTTCTTGGTCATCCTGGCTGAAGGCAAAGATGTATTCGATGCGCGAGGCGTCAGCGGCAGAATCCAGCCATGCCTTGCGGACGCGGGCGGCTTGCTCGGGGCGTCCGCGTGTGGGGTGGACGATGCTGATTGTGATTTTGCCGTCCTTGACGCATTGGGCCAAGCGGTCGCGCTCAATCTTGTCGGCCTGTTCGATGCGCCCCGTGATGCGTAGAAGCTGCGTCCAAAGCTGTTCGCCTCCCCAAGAGTAAAGCGCGTCTCTGTGCGTCCACGGCAATTCTGCCGGGCGCGGCGTGGCGATCATCTGTCGCAGGTAGGCTTCGGCTCGGACGAGATCAAAGAGATCGAGATGAAGCGCACCAAGCAGGGCTAGGGCTTCCCGGCGGTTAGGCATAAGAGCATACGCCGCGTGCAGGGCCGCGCACATGGCGGCATATTCGGGGCTTGGGCGCTCCACGACGGGCGGGCGCACCATTTCGGCCACGTTAAGCAGCACCTCATAACGCTCCACGGGTTGAAGGTCTTCGCGTTGGGCAAGCTGTTGGCCGAGGGTCAGCGCCTCGTCTTTGCGGCCTTGGCCCATCAATTCGCCTTGGATGTGGTAAAGATCGCGCACCGTGCGCTCGGCTTCGGGGATAGAGTCAAGGATGCGGAGGTTGCGCTCGTTGCCCTGCTTGGCCTCCTCGTCGGGAAGGTGAATGACCACGGGTGCATCGCACCGGGCGTAGGTTCTGCCGTCGCCCTCCAGCGGCAAAAAGTTTTCGTGGATGCGGCCACGCCAGCGGCCCTTGCTGCGCCTCACAAGGCGCTCGCGGGCATTGTGCGCGATCTGCCTGCCCGCGACATTGTGGTAAAGGCAGAAGCCGTCGAAATCTTTGCCGTGCTGCTCCAGTAGTTCGTGCAGGGCGGGTGCAAAATTGTCGCCCGGAACATCGTCGGCATCGACCCACAAGCACCAATCATTGCTGGCAAGGTCAAAGGACGCCTGGCGGGCTGCGGCAAAATCGTCCACATGGGGCCAATCGTTCTTCGGGTCGTTGGCATAAACACCCATCTTGGCCCCGTGGCGCTCGCAGACGCGGGTGATTTCCAAGTCGGGCGGCGTGTTGCCATGCGCGTGGACTACGCATATTTCGTCCACGGCGGGTTTGAACAAGGTAAGGCAGCGATCCAGCCGCTTCGGTTCATTGTGCGTGATAACGCACAGGGATATTTTTTCTCTCATCTCGGCGCGTGAGCGCCTGTCAACTTCCCCACAAACAGAAACCCCCGGCGTGTGCCGGGGGCTCCGTGTTGCGGTTGGAGATGGAGACTTAGGCTCCGAGAGCGAGTTTCGCTGCCGCCGTGATTCCGCGAGTGTAGCCGTAGGTGCAGCTATAGCTGGCGAAATGCTGACCACTCGACGGATTGAAGTGGCGGCGATAGTTGATCGAGAGGCCCGTTTCGGGATCGTTGACCGTGGTGGCCGCGAGGTATTCCGAAGGAGCCTGCGCCGGGAGGGAGCGCACGGCAACGGCCAGAGCGTTCGGGTGAACCGCGAAGCCCTTCAGCGAAATGCTGTTGGAGGGAGTCGAGGTCACTTCGTAGACGTTCATGCCGTAGACGCGGGGCACGCGGCCATCAACGATGGCGTCACGAGCACCGAACTGCGAAGCGTCGGACAGGTTGCTCTGAGAGAGCAGGCCGTCGTAGAGGTCGCTGTCGAGGATCAAGCTGCGCTGATCGAGCGGCACGCGGTCGGCGCTCATGGCTTTACGAAGAGCGCGGACGTTGGCGAGCGTGAGCGTGGTCAAGCCCGTCACGGTCGCGGCAAATTGCGCTGCGCCAGAGGCGGTGGTAACAAACGCGCTGAAGATATCGTCGATCACGGCTTGCGCGAGAGCGCGGCCTTGCTGATAGGCGAATTTCTGGATGTCGGCGTTGGTGCTGCGGCTGAACTCCGTGTCGGAGATGCGGACGGTCACAATCTTGTGCTTGTCCACATTGACGCGGGTCGCGTTGATGGTGCCGCCGTTGGCCTCGTAGGTGTCGGCAAAATCGGTGGCGGTGAGGTTCGCAATCAGCGGAACTTCAACGGAAGCGCCGCGAGCGACAGCATCCGAGGAATAGCTGGTTGAGAACACGTTGAGCGGCGCGAGAGTCCGAACAAAGGACTCAAGGGCCAACTGACTGTATAGACGATCATTCAGATCGGATGCGATGGTAGCCATAGAATTTTAGGAGTTGAGGGATTTGATGATTTCGCTCTTGTGAGCGCGGAAATAGGTGGTGGCTTCGGGGCCAGTGAGGGAGGCAAACTTCTGCGCCGGGGTCAGTTCCGGCTGTGCCAAGGACGGATCAACGCCGATGCCAGCCACGATTGCAGCAGCCTGTTCGCCAGCACTTTTGGAGGCAGCGCGAAGCGCGTTGATCTCCTCGTCTTTGGCGGCGGACTCGGAAGCGAGGCGCTCGACTTCGGCCCGCAGGGTTTCGATTTCCTTGGCAACGTCTTCGGCGCTTTGCGCGGCGACGGCTTCGGCGTCAACTTTGGCGGCTTCGACTTCGGCCAGCTTGGCTTGAAGTTCGTCAACCTGCGCTTGAAGTTCAGCGTTCATGTTAACTTCCTCGGAGATGTCAACGGCGTCCGTGGTCACGGGCGCTTCGACGGACGGTTCCACGACTTCGGGAACAGCCTCCTCGGCTTTGCGGTTTTTCGCGGGCTTACGCATAGAGTTGGAAAATTTGTCAAAGCGGCTGCGCGCTTCGGCGGGCGTGATAGAGGCGGCGGCTTCCAGCCCGTCTTCGACGTAATCGGCAAAACCCATTGCCACGGCTTCTTCTGCGCCAAGCCATGTCTCGTCGTCCATCAGCGCGGCGATCTGCTCGGAATCCATGCCCGTCTTGCGCTTGTAAGCATTGACCAGCGTGGCTTTGAGCTTGTCGAGAATGTCGGCTTCTTTGCGAAGATCGTCCGCATCGCCCATGCTCATCGACCAGGGGTTGTGGATCATGAGCAGCGCGTTGTCCGAGATGGCAACCTCTTCCCCGGCCATTGCCACCACCGAGGCCATACTGGCCGCAAGTGCTTCGACGTGAACAGTTAAGCCGCCCTTGTGCCGACGTAATGCGTTGTAGATCGCGGTGCCTTCGACAACACTTCCTCCGACACTATTGATTCGGAGGTGGATATGTTGGCCGCTGAGTTTTTTAAGCTCCGCAATAAATTCCTTCGCGCTTGTTCCCCCAAAACCGATCTCATCAAAAAGGGAGATTTCGGCGCTGCCGTTTTCGGTCGATTGAATTGCATACCAGCGGGAGGCGGCGGGCTTCATTACCGCCCGCGCGGTGTCAATCTTGCTGCGGTGGTGCGGTCGGCGCAGGCTGCGCTACAGGCGGCGCGGGATTGGGGTTAAAAGTGGCAATGCTGTCGGGGCTGATTTCAAACTCCGCAGCCAGTTCGGCCAAATACTTCGCCTCGGTAGCGCGCTGGCGCAGTTCGTCTTTCCACTCGCGCCCGCGCTCCGCGTAATCCTCTGCGTAGGTGCGGAGCCCCGCGCGCACATCGTTGAGATTGGCCTGCGCCTCGCGGCCATAGTCCACGCTCGCGGCGGCGGGCGTCTGCCAATCCACGCGCCACCAGTTGTCGTTTTGCGGGATGAGACCGCGCGACATGGCCGTCGTGATAACGTGTGCCCAAACGCGATTGCAAAAGCGGTCAATGAGAAGCGCCTGCCTATGCTCAAACGTGCGCTGCGCGCGCACCAGCACCGAACGAAGCGCCGCGCCCCCGGCATCTGCGGGACGCACCACAAATTCAAAAGGCACACCCAAGTTGATGCACACCTCGCGGATCAGCGCATTGCTGAAGTCCATGAAAGATTGTTTCGGGCGGTCACTTGACCAAGCGACCAGATCCTCGCCCATGCCGAGGCGCGGGATGGCCCCGCCCGTAGTTCCGAGGCTCTCCACGGTCATCTCGGAAGTGCCGTCAGGGTTTGCCACGGACTGCGACTCGCCAAAGAAATCCGCGCCCTGCGGGTTGCTCGATTTGATCGCCAGCGCAACGTAGCTGTTGATCTTCAGCGCCATCTTTTCAAACGAGATTGCATCTTGCAGGTCGCGCAAGTGGTTGATCGAGGGGGCCATCGGCGTGACAAAACGCAATTCGTCGCCCGCGCTGGCTTCTCCGAGATGGATCATCTGCGTGGCCGGGATGTCTTCAAAATCAAGGCTCTGCGGAACGTCTCCATCATCGCCCAAAACGCGGCGATAAAAGATCGGCCTCATGTCCGCATTGACCACCACGCCGTCAATTACGCGCTGGCCCGTGGCGCGCCCGATGCCGTTTGGCTTGTAGATGACGTTTGGATCGTCCGCGATCCTGTGAGCCAGAATCATTTCAAGCGCGGGGTATCCCGTGCTTTGCTGCGCGGTGCGGAAAAAGATTTCGCCGTCGCGGTCAACGGCAATCGAGGCCAAGCGCACCATTTCGCGCCATGAGTAGCGCCCTTGAATGTCGGCCACGCGGCTCCACTGCGCGAAAAACGCCTCGGCGGCGGCGTCCCATTGTTCGTCGCCGCTGCGCGCCTGCGGGCGGATGCCACCGCCCCCGGCAACGTAGCGGGCTTTTTCGGTAATCATGCCGCGCACCAGCGGCACGTTGTTGTAAAGGTAGCGGGACAAGCGCATGAGGCGCTCGCGGTCGAAGCCCGTGACATCAATGTGCGAGTCCACGGCCCGCGCGTTGGCGGGCATCCGGCGCTGAATCGAGGGACGCGCGGCATCGTAGCTGACGGCCTTGGGGCTGAAGGCTTTGCTTACAAGTTTCCAGCGGTCTGCGAGCTTCATGAGTAGAGCGGGTAATTAAAGGCGGCGATCATCGTCTTGGGGTTCTTGCGTGTCAGATACGCCTCAAGCTCGGAGTCGGTCATGTCTTTGACCAAAGCCCAACAAGTGAGCGCCATTTCCGCCACGGTCGAAGCCGTCATGTCGGGCGGCAAACTGTAGGAGAAGCTCTTTCCCCCCATTGAAGCGGATACCAAAAGCCGCCCGCCCTCCTTTTGGGCGTTGTATTGATTGGCCCCGATTAGCTCTAGCGCGGCCTTGGTCTTCGACGCTGATTTACCCGACGCAAGCCAAGCTGAGAAAATAAACGCGCGCGGAGACATTGCTTCCGCGATCGGATGTCAATGCGTCAGGCTTTGGCTTGCTTGGCGCGATACTTGGCCCACCGCGCTCGAATGGCGGCTTGCGCCTGCTCGCGTGTTCGGGCCTTGCTCGGCCCCTTAACTTTGCCGCCTTTGCTGCCAGTGGCGCGGGTGTCCACGAAACTGGCTGGCAAAGGCTTGTTGCAGTTCGGGCATTTCACGCCCGCAATGTTAGAGGGCATCGTTGCCAACCTCAATAGGAAGCTCCAGTTGCGGGTCGGCGGCTTGAACGCGGGCGACTTGAACAAGGTGCGCGTGGCGAATCACGATCTCGGTCAGCTTGAGAGCGGAAGCGATATCGTAGTCGTGCTGCTCGTTGAAGTGCGCGGCGGCGTGCGCGATTTCGGTGATGTTCATTTGAGTTCCTCCGGGTAGCAGGCGATGGCCCCGCGACCAAAGTCCACATAGACCAAGCCGTCGAGGTCATCGACATCGACAACATCGCCGCGCTCGCCACGCCGCGCGCTGGCATCCGCGCTCGCCAGCGGCGAGTCGTGAATGGAGCGGCGGGCAATCGCAGTCTCGGTGCTGCGCCAGTAGTCTAAGATGGCGCGGCTCATTGTGCGTCCTCCTCGTCCTCGGTGACTTGATCGTTGTAGGCCGCGAGCAGACGCACGGCAGCTTTGTGATAACGCTCCGCGCCATCACCCCATCCGTAGGGAATGGCGTAGTATTCCGCGTCATCGAGTAACTCGTCGAGGTTCGGATCGTCGAGCGAAACCCAGACTGACTTTGCATTGCCGCGAATTGCTTCGGGCGTAGGCAGGTCGCGCTCTTGATGATCGTCATAAAACATCCGAGGCAAACGAATGATGCGATCTTCCTGCGCGGCAGTGGTGTTCTCCGCGCCCGTTGGTGTGTTCTGTGTTTTCATTACGCCCTCACTATACGCCAGCTGCTTGCGTATGCAAGGCCAAAACAGCACTTTTTTGAAAATTTTTTTGCCCCCTGCTAACCCCTTGATTTTGGGGGTTTTACTCTGTTGGCTCGTCCAACTTGGGGCGGATGATGTTCCCGTATTCCGCCAGCGCCAGAATCATTAACTCGCAATCGAGCATATGGTTCGGCCTGCGCCCGATCTGCCGCCAGATGTAGTTCTCCCGACCCGTGAGCGGGCTGCGCTTTACCACCTTGCGGTGCGCGTCGAGGTGCGCTTTGTATTCCTCGCTTGCGTCAGCGGCCACCGTCCACGCCGGGCCTTTGCCTCCGCGCAGCCATTCCAATACGTCTTGCGCGGCGGGTGACGAGAACAGCATGAGGAAATATCCGCGCCGATATGGCTTGAGGACCGAGATGGCCTTGCGAAGCGTCTTGCCGAATTTCACGCCGTATCCGTCCGCGCGGTCTTCGCCCTTGGCCGGGATGTAGCGGTTGCGTAGACAGACATCGAGCACCTCGTCGGTGCGGAAACCGGAGTCGACCACAACGAGCTTGGCCATCGTGCCGCCAATGTTGCGCGGGGTGTCGAGGCCGAGTTCCTGCACCTTGAACTCCAGATCGGCCCAGGTGGTGAGCCGGCCTTCGTCGACGAGTTTGCTGCTGCCGTCTTTTGCAAAAGCGCGGCATACGAAATAGAAGCAGTCCTGCTGCACGTCCACGGCCATGATTCGGGCGGTGCCTTCTTCGGGCTCGGCGCGGAGGTTGTATTCGCCCACGGTGAGCGGGCGGGATTCGTCGGTCATGGCCTCCTCCCACGGCTCGGCCAAGATGCTGTTGACGAAATCCTGCAGGCCCATGAGCGAAGACTTGTCTTGCAGAAATTTCACGGCCAGCGCGCCGAAGCTTCGGCGCACCGAATACAGCGCGGACAAGTGGTAGCTGCGATGCCCCGGCAGTGCGTTGGCATTCTCCGCGCGCCATTCCCCTCCCCGCAGCATCTTGGTCTTTAGGGCGTCGGTGATGTGGCCGTTGCAATGCGGACATTCAAGGCGCGCGGTTTCACGGACGCGCTTTAGATCCCATTGGTTCTGGTCAATGCGGGCGTCATCGTCCCATTTCATCATCGGCCACGAGAGGAGCGTCATCTCGTTGCAATGCGGGCACGGCAACCAGAAGCGGCGTTGGTCGCCTTCCAGCCATGCCTTCCAGATTGAGCCTTCCTGAGTCGTGGGCGTGCTGGTCATCACGATCAAGTGCATCGGGAAGGACGCGACACGTTGCACGGCAAGCTGCACGGCGGCGGCTTCCTGCTTGGTTTTGGTTTTGTATTTGTCCACCTCGTCCAAGCAGAGGAGCGAAATACTACGGCCCGCAAGGTTGCCGGGGCTGTTGCTGCCGATGAACCACAAGTGCATACGCGCAAATGCTTGGTCGAGGTTCTTAAACTTGTCTTTGTTTCGCGGGAGTTGAGCGCGCAAAACCTCGTTGTCATCAATCATCACTTGCCAGCGCGACTCGCTGAAGCTCTGGGCGTTGGTCTGGGTATCCAGAACCCACAGCGCGGGGGCTGGGGCGCGGACGAGGCGGTAGGCCATGCCAACTTGGATGGCCGTGCTTTTCGCCACCTGTGCCCCGCAGAGCAGCGCCATCGAGCGGACGCCGCTGGCCGGGTGGAAGCAGTCGAGCCATTCGCGCATATACGGATAACTCCGCACGCGAAACGGCCCGGGCGACGAAGTGAACCGCGACGAGAAAGACAGGTTGGCCTCTGCCCACTCGGTCACGCTTTGGCGCGGATGCGGCACCCATTGGGCTCGCCACATTGCCAGCGCCTTTTCTCGGCTGTCAGGAATCCACGCGCAGCGCATTGCCTGTGTTGCTCAAGGTGGAGAAGACTTGCTCCAGATAGTCGGCCACGGCATCTCGGGCCAGTTCGGGGTCGTGAGGGTTTGCGGCCATTGCAATGGCCCCCGGCATGGCTTCAAGCAGGGCGCGGAGTTTGCCGACTTCTTCGGCAATGACGGTCTGCACCTGGTCGCGGTGCATGAGGTTTTGAGCCTCTTGCTCGGAGCGGACGAGGTCGCGCTTGCGGATCTCGTGGGCCTCCTCGGCATCCTTCACCGTGCGGCTGGCCGCGCTTCGCTCTTGAATCGTGCCTGCTCGCTCAAAGTCAGTGATGGCGATTTTTCGGAGCTTGTCGGTGACGGCGAGATCATCGGGCAAGTCTGGCAAGGCCGAGAGGCCGATGGGTGTTGTCGGTTGGCTAACTCGTCGCCCGCGCTTCTGGCCCACGTTGGCCGCGCGCCAGTTTTGCGCCTCCTCGACGCTGCCCGTGGGCATTCCCTTCTTCACCAACTGCGCGACGGCGGGCTGGCTGATGCCAAGCGCCTTCGCAAGTTCTGTCTGGCTCATAAGCTATAAGCATTGTTGTCAGCTTATAGCTCGCAGGAATTTATCGGTCTGGTTCGGGCACTTGCGTTCAATGCGCG